GTTCGCATAAAAACAACCGTAGCCGCTACCACTTTGGAGCGAATAGGCCGCCCGGAGTTGCACACGTCGCTCCCGGTTCAGTCAAAGATGCGCCGCTGTGTGCTTCGTGATAACGGAACGGTAGCCTACTACCTTCACGCGACAGACAGCACCAAGCGCGACACCGGGGCCGCCGCCAACCTTACCGGGGCAGACGGTCAAGTAATGGTAGAAATTCCGAAGCACTACCGTAAGTTTGAGTTCGACGGAACCGACCTTATAGCCCTTATTTCGGAATACCCGCTCCCCGGCTTCCACGAAGTACCGAAAATGTACCGCAGTGCCTACGAAGCCACAGTAGACCGCACCGTAGCCGCTACGCCTAAGTTGGCTTCCGTAGTCAACACTACCGCCGCTTTCCGAGGTGGAAACAATAACGCAACTTACGACGGCACCTACCGCAGCTTCCTCGGACTTCCGGCTACGGCAATTTCCCTTACCAACTTCCGAAACTACGCCCGCAACCGTGGCGAAGCCGGACTTAACGGCAAAGGTTGGAACTGCGACCTATACGCCGCACAGTTGGCGACCTATTGGCTTTTTGTCATTGAGTACGCCAACCTTAACTGCCAGGCCGATTATAACGCACAGCCGGACGCAAACGGCTATAAGCAGGGCGGACTCGGCGCGGGCGTTACTACTATGACTTCCGCGAATTGGAACACCTATAACGGCTATTATCCCGTCGTACCGTGTGGCGCAACCAATTCGCTCGGCAACGCTTCCGGCGTTGTCGAAAAGAGCATAGACAACGGCGCGGGCATAGCCTATACGTTCAAAGTTCCTTCTTACCGAGGAATAGAAAACCCCTTCGGCCATATTTGGAGCTGGACGGATGGCTGTAAGTGTGAGATACAAAGCGAAGAAGCGGGCGGCCTGTCGAAGTTCTACGTTTGCAACGACCCCGCGCAGTTCCAAGACAGCAGCTACAACGGTTATGACTACCGGGGCAACCTTCCCCGGAAAGAAGGCTACGTTAAGCGCATCATGGGCGGCGAGTTCGGCGACAATATGCCCGTAGAGGTTGGCGGAGGTTCTACCACCTACTTCGCGGACTACTTCTATACCAATATACCCGCGTCCGGCGTGGCTATGCGCAGCGTTTTGTTCGGCGGGTGCGCGGGTGACGGCGCGGCTGCCGGGCTTTCGGCTGCGCATACGACCGACGCGGCTTCGACTACGAATGCGAACCTCGGCTCTCGGCTTTGCTTTATACCCGCAACGTAACCCGTTCCCCACGAAATACAATAACGAAAACGCGCCCCAACCGCCGCGCCCCGATTGTTCGGCGGTTGGGGTAAATAAAAAGACAAATTATGGAAATAGACCCTTTGCGACAAGCCGACAGAGCATTACGCCAATGGGTAGCAAGAACTAAACACGAAATAGCGATGAGCGACTACAACACCAAGCCCACAGTAGAAGACGACGGAAGCCTTGCCTTCTTGAACATTCCGCAGGACGAAACAAACAAGCAGTTCAACTGCCGCGAAACCACGCAGCAAAAACTAATAAACCTTTCCTTCCTTGTGCTTGACTTCATCGACGGAGTAAAAACAAAGTTCGGAAACGAACGCTTCTTAGTGAAGATAAAGCACCCGGACAACAGCCCTGACAAGCCGGGCCAAGTGGAAAAGTTCTTTACCAATTCCACCGAAATAAAATACGTTCTTCGTGAGATTAAGAAGCGTAACGCCTTCCCGCGAAAAGTCACTATGAGGGCTTCGGGTACGCGCTACTACTTTGAATAAAACGAATTGGGTTGTTTGCCTACGGGCGTTTTGTTCGGCGGGAACGCGAATAACGGCGCGAATGCCGGGCTTTCGTATGCGAATACGAACAACGCGGCTTCGAATACGAATGCGAACATCGGCTCTCGGAATTACTGACAACCTTAGAAATAAGGGCTTATAACTTGAAATGGCAAAGACCCCGCCTCTTGGCGAAAAATAGTAATAATTATTGGCTTTTGGTAGGCTTGCGCCGAAGAACGCCAAGTAATCAGCAAAGCAATAAAAGAAGTGAAAAGACACGGTAATTTATTCGGCAGTTTCAGCGACGCGGACAACATAGAACGCGCCGCCCGTATGTCCGACCACTATAAGCCCGAAAACACGGCGAAAGTGTGCGCTTTGCTTCATAGCGACGAGTTCCAACCGTCGGACGCTTATAATATAACCATAAACGACGGTAAGGAACGACTGTTAACCATTCTACCCGAAAACCCCGACAAGATAATACATCGCGCCCTGTTGTTGATACTTCGCCCGATTTGGGATAAGGTATTTATAGCCGATAGTTACTGCGGCATTAGGAAACGCGGGCAGCTTCCGGCAGCACTAAGAACGCGCAGCTTCATACAGGAAGCCCGCAAAAGCGGCCGGGTGTATTGTCTTAAGTTCGATATGCGGAAATTCTACCCTACGATTAAGCACGACGTATTAAAGGCGTTAGTTCGTAGGAGCATCAAGGACAAACAGATACTTCGGTATTTAGACGCTATTATAGACAGCGAAGAAGGGGTAATGCTGGGTAGCCCTATAAGTCCGTACTTCGCCAACCTTTATATAACCTACCTTTGCCACAGGCTTAAGGAGAAGATGGGCGCGAAGTGGCTGATAAACTACGCCGACGACTTTATTATACTTTCTAACGATAAAGAGTTTTTGCACCGTTTGTTAAAGGAGATTGAGGGATACTCTACCGTAGAACTACGGATAGAGGTAAAGAGGAATAAGCAAATATTCCCCGTAGCCTTAGACCGAAGCGACAAACACGGCCGGGGTATAGACTTTTTAGGCTTTGTCTTCTACCTTAACGAAACACGGATAAGGAAAGGTATAAAACAAGCCCTTTGTAGGAAGATAGCGAAGTTAAGGAAAGCCAAGAACCCTATATCCCGGAAAGACTTCTTACAGGCTATTGCGCCGTGGTGGGGTTGGCTTAAATACAGCGATAGCCAATACTTAATTAACCAACTTAATAAAATAAGCCCGTATGAAATCAAATTCAGACGTTAGGCCGGCGGCCATTTTGCCGCTCGGAAATGGCGCGTACCACTACAATTATAACGTAGCCGCCCGAACCCAAGAACCCGAACCCGTGGCTCAGTCCGACGACGAAACCCCGGACGGGACAGACACCGCCGTTAACATAGTCAGCCCCCGGATAGTCTATGACTACGACACCGTGGAAGTGTGGGGAACGCCCAACTACAAAGACCTTACCCGCGCCGTCATTCGTGCCGAAGTTTCGGAAACGGAAGAGTTCGGACTGATTAACGACTACAACGCCGCCCGCGCCGGGCTACTTGAAAACGAGGAAGCAGAAAAGGCGGAAGCCGCCTATACCGCACACCTTCGCCGAGTAGCCGAGATTAAGGCAATGGTCAAAGTTGACCTCGCCGGGGCCGGGTACTAAACCAACAACGACAGTGAAAATGACCGAAGACTACCTTAGCCACCTTCTTCCGTCGATAGGCGGAGCGTTGGCGGACTTCTACGACACCCTTACCCCGTGGCTTTTATTCGGCCTCGTCCTTATTATTACCGACCTTCGGTTTGGTATTAAGAAGGCGGTAAAGCGGGGCGAGGAAATAAGAGGTTCGACAGCGTGGCGGCGAACCATAAACAAGATGGCGGACTACTTCTGCTGGGTAACATTAGCCGGACTTTGCGGCCGTTCCGTCGGCATCGTATTGGGTATTCCAATAGTTTCAATGGCTCTACTTCTTATAATTTACGGCATTGAGATATCAAGCTGCCTTAATAATTATTTTGAATATAAGGGCATAAAGAAACGCTTTAACTTCTTCAAACTTATAGGCAAGAAGGAAATAGACGACGCGCTCGAAGACATACCCGAAGAAGCACAGGAAGCCGAATTAGAGGAATAAACCAACCGTTAAAGCATTATGGCAGATTTAGCAGTATTAGCCCCCTTCATTTTGTCGCACGAAGGCGGGTTTGTAAACGACCCCTACGACCGGGGCGGAGCGACCAACAAAGGAGTAACTATTGCAACGTGGCGACAAGTTGGCTACGATAAGGACGGCGACGGCGATATAGACGTAGACGACCTCAAGAAGATAACCGACACCGACGCAATAGAGCGCGTAATGCGTCCGCACTATTGGAACCGGTGGAAAGCCGACCGCATAGCGTCGCAGTCAGTCGCTAACATTGTCGTCGATTG